TCTGGCTGCCGTGCCCGCACTGCGGCACGTTTCAGGTGCTCACGTGGGGCAACTTGGTCTGGCCCAAGGATGCGCCGGAGAAAGCGCAGTACCGCTGCGAGCACTGCTCGAAGCTGATCGGCGACTGGCAGAAGCACTGGATGCTGAAGCACGGCGAGTGGCGCGCCGCGCACCCGGAGCGCGACGCGGCCGGCTTCTGGATCAGCGGCCTCTACTCGCCCTGGCGCAAGTGGGGGGCTCTGGCGCGCAAGTTTCTTCAGGACCGCAAGTCGCCCGAGACGCTGCGGGAGTTCGTCAACACCGTGCTGGCCGAGCCGTGGGACGACGAGGCCGAAACCACGGTCGATATTGCCACCGTGATGGCCCGGCGGGAGCACTACCGTTCGCCGGCGCCCTACGGCGTCGCGGTGTTGACGGCGGGGGTCGATGTTCAGAAGGATCGCCTTGAACTGGAGCTGGCCGGCTGGGGGCGCGGCGAGGAGTCGTGGTCGATCGAGTATCGCGTGCTGCCGGGCGATCCCACGGGCGCCGCTATCTGGCAGGAGCTCGACTCCTATCTTGAGCGCCGCTGGCCGCACGAGGCTGGCATCTCGCTCCCGGTGGCCGCGTGTGCGATCGACTCGGGCTACGAGTCGCAGGCGGTGTACGAGTTCTGCCGGACGCGTTACCACCGGCGCATCTTCGCCGTGAAGGGGAAGAACGGCCCGTTGCCGGTCTGGCAGCGTAAGCCGACGGCGAAGAACATCCGCGGCGAGCGGGCCTGGCTGGTGGGCGCCGACACGGCCAAGGAGACCATCTACGGGCGCCTGAAGAACCCGACGCCGGGGACGCCCGGCTTCTCGCATTTTCCGGCGGATCGCGACCAGGGCTACTTCGAGCAGCTCTTGGGCGAGGTGCTGGTGACGAGCTACAAGCGCGGGCAGCCGAAGCGCGAGTGGCGGCCGAAGCCGGGCGTGCGCCAGGAGGCGCTCGACGCGCGGGTCTACGCTTACGCGGCGTTACGCGCTTTGATCTCGATGGGCCTCTCGCTCGACAACGAGGCGGACCGGATCGCAGCGCTGAAGAACGAACAGCCGCAAGCGCCGCCACTCCCGCAACAGCGCCGGTGGATGGGCGACCGGACAAAAAACTGGTTCGGCCGATGAAGATTCGCGAGATGCCGGCAAAGTCGGCGCAGTCGCAGTGGGAGCACGCAATCGTGACCGCCGAAGCGGAATCCTCTGACGTGCTCGCCGAGTACGGCGCTCAGGGATGGGAGCTGGTGGCGGTGGTGCGCGAGGCCGGCACGCGCGCGACGTTCTACTTCAAGCGGCGGAAAAGCTGAATGCCGTGGACGCAAGCGCAACTCGATGCCATCGAATCGGCGATCGCGAGCGGCGAGCTGACGGTCCACTTCGGCGACCGTTCGGTCACCTATCGCTCGATGGACGATTTGCTGAAGGCCCGCGCCGTCATCCAGGACGCGCTGGCAAGCCAGTCCGGAAGCGTGCCGGATCGGTCGAGCCTCGTGAAGACCTCCAAGGGATGAACTGGCTGGATCGCACCATCACGTGGTTGGCGCCCGAGACGGGCCTGCGGCGGATTCGCGCGCGGCGGGCGGCCGAGCTGGTACGCCTCGCCTACGAAGGCGCCAGGACCGGCCGCTGCACGGACGGCTGGGTCACGAGCGGCAACTCGGCGAACGCCGAGATTGCTCTGGCGCTCTCGAAGCTGCGCGAGCGGTCGCGTGACCTGATCCGCAACAACCCCTATGCGGCGCGGGCCGTGGCCGAGATCGTGGGCAACGCCATCGGCACAGGCATCACGGCGCAGGCGCGAACGGGCGAGCCGGATGTGGACCAGTTGATCAACGCCGCCTGGGCCGGCTGGATCGAGGAGTGCGACGCCGACGGGCAGCTCGACTTCTATGGTCTTCAGGCGCTGATCGCGCGGACGGTGTTTGAAAGCGGCGAGTGCCTGGTGCGCTTCCGGCAGCGGCGCGAAAGCGACGGACTCACGGTCCCGTTGCAGCTTCAGGTGCTCGAGCCCGACTACCTCGACCACACCAAGACGCAGAAGACCGAGACCGGCTACATCATTCAAGGCGTCGAGTTCGACCTGGTCGGCCGCCGCATCTACTGCTGGCTTTACGGCCAGCATCCGGGCGACGTGGTGCAAACGGGCGTGCGCGGAGGGACGTCGCTGCAATCCGTCCGCGTGCCTGCCTCGGAGGTGCTGCACATCTACCGCAAGGACCGGCCCGGCCAGGTGCGGGGCGTGCCGTGGCTCGCGCCGGTGATTGTGACGCTGCGCGACCTCGATGAGTACGAGGAAGCCGAGCTGGTGCGGAAGAAGATCGAGGCCTGCTTTGCAGCCTTCGTCACCCAGCCGGGCGGCGTCGAGGGTCCGACGCTCGCGCCGGCTTCGACCGACGCCAACAGCGGCCGCCGGATCGAATCGTTCGAGCCCGGCATGATCGAGTACCTGCGGCCCGGCGAGGAGATCACGTTTTCAACGCCGAGTTCATCCAGCGGCTACCGCGATTACGTCGCCACCAAGCAGAGCACGATCGCCACGGGCTTGCAGCTCACCTACGAGCAGTTGACCGGAGATCTCTCGCGCGTGAACTACTCCTCGTACCGCGCCGGCCTGTTGAGTTTCCGCAACGGGATCGAGGCGTTCCGGTGGCTCGTCTTTATCCCGATGTTCTCGATCCCGGTGTGGGGCCGGTTCCTCTCGGTGGCATTTACCGCCGGCGCGATCCCCGATCCAGGGCCGTTCCGGGCCGAGTGGACGCCGCCGGGTTTCGGAAGCGTCGATCCGTACAAGGACTCGGTCGCGACGCTGAATCGCATCCGCACCGGAACTCTTACCCTGCGGCAGGCCATCGCCGAGCAGGGCTATGACCCCGACGCGCAGCTCGACCAGATCACCGAGATCAATCGCATCCTCGATGAGCGCGGCATCGTGCTCGACTGCGATCCGCGCCGGATGACCAAGACCGGCGTGGGGCAAAAGGAGACCAATGGCGAACTACCCTGAGACTGAGCCCGAGACTGAGATCGTCCGGCTGGACGGCAGCGTCGAGCGCCGCCGCATCCTGCCGCAGCGCCTCGAAGCAACTTTCGCCCGCGAAGGAGTGGACAGTGAAAACCGCACCGTGAGCCTCGTCTGGTACACCGGCGCGACCGTGCGCCGGTTTGGATTCGGGGGACCGTTCAACCTGACTTTCAGCATGGACCCGGCTCACGTGCGCCTGGGACGACTCAACTCGGGCTCGGCGCCTCTGCTCGACTCCCACCGCGACATGCGCCTGTCCGACGTCATCGGCGTGATCGAGAAGGCATGGCTCGAGGGAACCACGGGCAAGGCCACCGTGCGGTTTTCGAAGCGCGATGAGGTCACACCGATCTGGCGGGACGTGCAGGACGGCATCTTGAAAAACGCCAGCATGGGTGTCGCCATCCACAAGCTCAAGGAGACGACAGGCGAGCAGGACCAGGTGAAGAGCTTCCTGGCCATCGATTGGGAACCGGAAGAGGTGTCGATTGTACCGATCGGCGCCGATCCGGGCGCCGGGTTCAGGGCAAGCGGAGAAGAGGAGTTTTTCGAGTTACGGGCAACCGGCCCGAAGGAGGAGAAGATGGACGAAGCCATCACCAAGACGGGCGATGAAGCCCGTAGCGAAGTAGATGTGGGAGCGGAGAAACAGGCCGCGGCTCTGGCCGAGCGGACCCGCATCCTGGAACTCGACAAGATCGGCCGCGCCGCGCGGCTCGATGCGAAACTCATCGCCGAGCACGTTGAGCGCGGCACGAGCATCGAGGACTTCCGGAAGCTCGCGCTCGATGAGCTCGCCCGGCGCAGCGAGGAGACGCCGATCCGCAGCGCGGCCGCCGTCGTCACCCGCGACGAAGCCGATACGCGCCGCGCCGGGATTGCGGCGTCGCTGCTCCACCGCTATGACCCGACACTGTTCCCGCTCAAGGACGATCTCGGCCGGGACTGGGCCGGGCTGACCCTGCTGGACCTTGCGCGAGAGTGCATCGAGGCCTCGGGAACGCGCACCCGCCGCATGTCGCGCAACGATGTCGCCAAGCTCGCGCTCTCGACCTCGGACTTTCCCTCGATCCTGGCGGATGTGGCCAACAAGACCTTGCGCCAGGCCTACGAGGCGTATCCGCGGACGTTCCTGACCTTCTCCCGCCGGCGCACCGCGGCCGACTTCAAGAACATCAACGCTGTGCAGCTCGGCGAGTCGCCGTCGCTCCAGAAGGTCAACGAGAAGGGCGAGTTCACCCACGGCTCGATCGCCGAATCGAAGGAGACCTACAAGCTCGCGACTTACGGCCGCATCGTCTCGATCACCCGCCAGACGATCATCAACGACGATCTGAGCGCCTTCACGCGCATCCCCGCCGGATTCGGCGTGGCGGCGGCGACGCTCGAGAGCGACACGGTGTGGGGCATCATCACCTCGAACCCGAACATGGGTGACAATGTGGCGCTGTTCCATGCCAACCACTCGAACCTCAACACCGGCGCCTCGACCGCCCTGGGTCTCACCGCCCTGGGCACCGGCATCGCGGCCATGGCGAAGCAGAAGGGCCTGGATGGGGTGACCACGCTGAACGTCCAGGCGCGGTATCTGGCCGTGCCGGTGGCGCTCCAGCTCACGGCGTTCCAGCTCGTGGCGGCGAATCTCGCGCCGGCGCAGTCGGCGAACGTGGTGCCGGAGTACATCCGGGCCCTGATGCCGATCGCCGAGCCGCGCCTGGATGCTAACAGCACCACGGCTTGGTACCTGTTCGCCTCGCCCGACCAGATCGACACGATCGAGTACGCCTACCTCGAAGGGCAGGATGGCGTCTACATCGAGACCCGCCAGGGCTTCGAGGTCGACGGGGTCGAGATCAAGGCCCGTCTCGACTTCGGCGCCAAAGCCATCGACTGGCGCGGGATGCAGAGAAACGCCGGGGCGTAGTGACGCCGGCGCTTTGAGGAAGGAGGAACAAAGTGAAGAACTACGTGCAACCGGGCAAGACCCTGACCCTGACCGCGCCCTACGCGGTCGTCTCGGGCGGCGGCGCTCTGGTCGGCTCGATCTTCGGCGTGGCCGCAAACGATGTGGCGAGCGGGGCCGACGGCGAGTTCCAGGTCGAGGGCGTGTTTGATCTCGACCGCACGACCGGCGCCGGCACCGCCTGGTCGGCCGGGGATCTCGTCTACTGGGACAACACCAACAAGAAGACGACCAAGACCGCCACCGGCAACAAGCTGATCGGCGTCGCCGCGAAGGCCACCGCCGACGGCGACGCCACCGGACGCGTGCGGCTGAACGGCGTGTTCCTCTCGTAATGGCATTCGCGGATGCGGCCGCCCGTCTGGCCGACGCCTGCCTGCGCAACTTCGGTGTGCAGGTTACCTACACGCCGCAGTTGGGTGTGGCGTTCACGGTCACCGGGATTCTGGATGTGGGTGCACGCCGGGAGGATGCCGCGCCCGGAACCTACGCCGTGCTGTTCGCAAAGGCAGACGCGTTCCCACAGCCGCCAGACCGCGGCGACGAGGTGAGTGTGGGCGCCGCGATCTACAATGTGGTGGACATCGAGGCCGACGCCGCAGGAGGCGTGCGTGTGGTGTTGCACTTCAACCGTACTGCATAGCCGCAGGCTCTGTTGTGGCGAGGATCGTGGCGCCCTTGCTCACACCCAGTTCCGCGAGATCCTCGCCTTCCAGGTGCAACGCGATGGCCTCGCGAATGTTGGCCGCGAGCTCGTCCAGGGTGGGCGCCTCAGTGACGACCGGCAGGTCGAGACACTCGGCGACATACTGCTTTTCGCCGCGGAAGATGCGCACTTGAATGGTCCGCTTCACCGCATGCTCCTTGCCCGCTCGCTCCCATGGTACCGCAAGCGGCGCCCGCGCTACGCCGGTCATCTCTGGAAGCTGCCCGGCCGGAAAGACAAGCTGTCGCCCTGAGACTGCTCCTGGCTCGAACGGCCGGCGGCACTCGGAGCGGCGGTTGATTCTGCACTCTCCCTGGGTGTTCGCCGGGGAACTGCGGGTCTACAGGGTCGCGTAGCGATGGCGAGCGTCCGGATCTGGCAGAAGAAGCAGCTCCGCCTTGACCATCTCAGTTTCCGGCAGTTTCAGATGGTCAAGCTCGGGACCGTAGGCTTGGCCGCGGTGAAGAACCGGCTGGCTGCCGGCCTGGGACCGAGCGACGGGCCGGCAAAACCGCTCACCAAGCGGTACGCCATTTACAAGAGCAAGGTCCTGCGGCGGCGGGCGGTCCGGGACCTGTCGCTTACCGGCAGCATGCTGCGCAACCTGACGCTGCGCACGGTGAGCGAGAACGCGGCCAAGGCGTCGCTCACTTCGCGCAAAGAACGCGTCAAGGGCCTGGGCAACGCAAAGTTCGAGCCGTGGCTGGTGTTTTCACCGGCCAACCGCGCGGCTGTGGCCGAAGCGGCGCGAAGGATCTTCCAGGAGAACGTGAAGCGCCTCGTGTTTGAGCGTTTCCTCGGGGGCCGGCAGATATGATCAACCCGGCGGAACTGGTCGAGGCGCTGGTCGCGAAGCTCCGGGCGATCCCGGAGCTCGTCGCCGAAATGGAAGGCGACGCTGGGCGCATCTACGCCTATCACGACTCCTATCCGAAGCGCGTGAGCCTGCCGCTTGCGATCTACGAGATGCCGGTTCCTTCCATCCTGGTCGCCTGGCAGGGAACGGTTCCAGGAACGTTCGGCGCGAACGAAGCCTGGAAGCACAGCCTGTCGCTTTACCTGCGGGCGCGAGAGGTGTTCGAGGCCGATCCGCCGAGCGCCTACTACAGGCTCTTCGGCCTGATCGTGAACGGCGTGCCGGCCGAGTCCGGGCAGAAGCTTCTCTACACGACGGTTCACGACGGCTGCTACCCGATGGACACCCCGTCAATCCACCGCGCGACCGACGAGCAGGGGACCGATTACTTCGAAGTCGCGGTCTCGTTCACCGAGATTGGAGATCAGTGATGGCTGAGAAAGTCTGGATGCGCCCTCCCGATGGAGGCGCGCCGAGAGAAGTGGAGGCAACGCCCGAAATTCTGGTGCCGCTGATGGTCCAGGGCTATAGCCAGTGTGAGCCGCCCGAGGAGGTAACCGAAGATGTCCGCGAACATTCGTGAAATCCTGATCGGCTTCGGCAAGGGCAAGCAGACCGACATCGCCACGGCCAACCCGGCCACCAATGTCTGGCAACTGAAGAAGCTGAACGCGGCGCTTGCCAACCCGAAGCTCAACACCGAGAGCGACGCCGAGGAGTTTGGCAAGGGCCACGAGTTTGCCACGCAGGTCTTCAAGACCTCCTGGGACATCGCGGGCGCGATCGAAAAGTACCTGAGCTCCGACATTGCCGCCTGGGCCATGGCGTTCGGCCTCGGCAAGGTGGTCAAGAGTGGGAGCACCCCCAACTTCACCTACACCTGCACTCCGCTCAACCCCACCGCCGACGGCATCGAACTGCCCTACTTCAGCTTCATCGAGCAGATCCGGCCGGGCGGTTCGCCGGTCATCGACCGGATGGCCGTGGGGTGCGCCATTGAAGGCTGGACCATTATGGTCGGCTCGGGGCCGGGCCGGGCGAATAGCAAGATCAACATCGAGTTCGTCAGTTCGGGCAAGCTGACGGAGCCCTCGGGGATCACGCTGCCGGCCGCCACGGTAGAGAAGCTGCTGCCTTCGGCCTCGCTCACCCTCACCATCAACGGCATCGACTACGTCACCAGCAAGAACATCGTCTCGCTCGAGACATCCTGGAAGAACAACGTCCGGCTGGACGGCGGC